ACAGAAGTTATACCTGTGCAGAGGACATTATTTCTTGATGGAAACCCTGCACCTGATCCTGAGAACCCAGAAGAGAATCAATATCTAAATCAATACTTCCCAGATATGCCACAGTTCTGGAAAGAGTTATGTAAATTTGATGAGAACGGTGTGCCATTTGATTGCGAAACAATATTCACAAAACCATATCCAAAGGACGGTATACCATTTGTAGCACCGAGGTCTAATCTTTTTAGTCCTGTGCTACCAACAATAACTGTAGCACCTGATTCTTGTTTACCATTTGATCCCGATATTAATATCAGACCTATCACAAGATTTAATCCTGACGGAACTTCAACAACTTATACTAGAACACAGAGATCAACACCCGTAACATTTCCCGTTTACAGTGACTTGTGGAGCACAGAAGCAAACAAGTATGCAGTATGGACAGATAACTCACAGTGTAGAAGAGAAGGTGTGATGCAGACAGTGACATATCAAATACCTATTCCTGCAACAGATAACTATACGATCACTGGTGGTGGTGATGATACATTAAAAATATTTCTCAGTGGTTCAACAACAGCACTATCAAACTTCAACCCTGCCACTGGTGGTATTTTTGCATCAGGAAGTTACACTACACCATACTCAAACACTGTAGCATTGAACTCAGGAACTTTAACGATGGTTGTTCAGTGTACTAATAATGCAGGTGGTACAGGATACGGTGACAATCCAGGTGGATGGTATGTAAAAATTTGTAGAGGTGGTGCGTGCTATGAACAGACAGCAGCATCTTGGATGAGAGCAGGACCACATCAACTGTGGCCAGCATTCATGAACACTTATGCTGCATTCCCATCTAATACTAATCCTACATCAGGGTCAGCACAGACAACATCAATCTCTATTAATATAGAGACAGCAGGAAACTATGTACTAGAAGTTGCTGCAGATAACACAGCATCATTCACATGGGATGGTGCAAGCATTGGTTCATCATCTAGCACTACTACGTCTAGTATAAATATTAATACAGTAAGTACAGGTCCTCACACGTTAGGTATTAGTGTGACTAATAATACACCTGCATCGGGGACAGCAGATACTTGGGCAAATAATCCAGGTGGAGTAGCATACACATTGAGTCTAGGTGGTACAGTAGTATCAACATCACTAGACCTTGTATCAAATACTACAACATCAAGTAATCTGGTATGGCATACTAGATTAGGAACAGGATACGCAGTAACAACAACATAGTGGAACTACCAAAGATTAAAAACGAAGATCTACCTGATAGACTCAAGGAGATTCTAGGTGATGCTGATGCTGAGTTTGAAGCAATAGTAGACCCTACAGATATTATCGATGTTAGATTAGATTTAGATGAGTACTATAAAGGTAAGACAGAGACTGCAAAAATGCTTTTAGAATCCAGAGAAAAACTAGAACAAATCCGACATGACTTTAAACGACACCTTAAAACAGTGCAAGAAAATAATCAAAGCACGCAAAAAGAATAAAGCACTCTATACAAAGGCAGACATTGCCTATGTAAAAATGATACGGGATCAAGAAAAGAAAACACTTGACATTAAGTAAGTATTAAGATATACTATATAATATTACAAAGGGATCGAAAGATCGTGCCCCTGCGTAGATTCAAAGACACCCATGTCGGGGTAGTCTAACATCCGCAGGGTATTTTTATGCCTATGCGAGAAACTAAAAACAAAAATGATCAAAAAAACATTCGCTGCCCTAGCAGCAACCCCTCTTCTATTCTCTGGTGCTGCGTTTGCAGGTCCTTACGTTAATGTGGAAGCAAGTGGTTCATATCCAGACGGAGCATACTCATCAGGAACTTGGGAATTTCAACTTGGATACGAAGGTACAACACCTAATGGTATTGACTGGTATGTATCTGGTGGTCCTACAGTTACTCACACAGAGAGTGCTGACGAGTTCGGTGACACTGAACTAATCGGTTACGTTGGTGGTGGTAAGTCTATCACTGAAAGCGTAGGAGTATACGGTGAACTATCTGCAGCAACTAACGTTGATGATGTAGACTGGTCTGGAAAGGCAGGACTTAAGTACACTTTCTAAACCTTAATATATAAGGTAAACCTATGGGGACGCAAGTCCCCTTTTTTATTCAACACTACTATGAACTTTGCTGTTTACACAAGAAATGGATGCCCCTACTGCACACAAATCAAGCAGGTACTAGAAGGAAAGGGATATAATTATAGAGAATATAAACTGGGGGTTGACTTTGAACGCGAAGCGTTCTATAATCAGTTCGGACAGGGTTCTACATTCCCTCAGGTTGTTTTAAACTCAAGTAATCTTGGGGGTTGTACTGACACTGTTCGATACCTAAAAGAACAAAACCTCTTATAATGGAAGATTTCTATGATCTAGTTGACCGAGCAGTTGATACTGCCTTTGAAGAAAACAAGTTTTACTTTAGGGCATATGATTATCTGATCGCTAACAAGATTAAAAGAAAACAAATCACAGAGTTCATTGAATCTAGCACTGCTGTGTCACTAGGAAATCTAGTTGATGACCTAGAAGGATACATCAAAGGTGGTAAGAAGAATGAATATCTGCGTGAAGCGTATGGTCATCTAGGTAAACCTAGAGCAAGAAAGATAAAGGATTATGTCTATGGCATCCTAAAAGATGCGTGGACTTACGAATTATTTAAGAGACCAGGTAGAAAGAAACGGACTAAATAATATTAGTTCACACATAGGAGGTTGGTTTCCAAAGTAAACATTAACCTAAGGGGGAACCAATGCTAATAGCACTAGCAGTTTTAGTTACTATCGGAGCATTTCTTTTAGGAATAACGATAGCATGGCAAGCAAAAGGATATGTAGAAGACTACATTGAAAATGCTGCCTACGCAAAGTCAGTTACTCATCCAGAAATGTTAGATGAAGATGGTAACATTATTCACGATGAACTTATCTACGTCAGACCTGCATCACCTTGGGATACACCTCCCGATCTAGATGACGAAGACGAAGAAGAATGATTTCATTATCAAAATTATGGCAACACGAAACATGGATAACAGCAACCCTAGGTTGCTGATTAGTGAGATACTGAGAAAAGTATCTAACGCAAAAACAAAGAAGGAAAAGATTGCACTCCTTCACAAACATAACTCTCAAGCATTACGTTCTATATTAATATGGAACTTTGATGAGAATGTTGTCTCTGCTGTACCAGAAGGTGAAGTACCATACACACCTAATGATGCACCTGTAGGGACAGACCATACTAGATTAGAACAAGAGTTCAAAGGTCTCTATCGTTTTGTAAAAGGCGGTGCAGATAGTCTTCCTAGTCTAAAGAGAGAATCAATGTTTGTTCAACTACTAGAAGGACTTGCTGCTGAAGAAGCAGAACTTGTTTGTCTGGTAAAAGATAAGACTCTTAGTACAAAGTACAAGAGGATTACTAAAGCGGTTATCTCAGAAGCATTTCCACAAATTAAATGGGGTATTAACAGAAGTAAATGAAGGTCATTAAAGAAAACTGTGATCCAAAAGATGCACAGGACAAGTCACTACCATACACTGCCTATCTCGTAGAGTATAAGGTAGATGGCAAAGAACGTTATGATATTTCTATTGCTCAGAAGGCAGTAGATCTTTTTGATTATTACTATGATCTATACAAAAAAGACTTCATAAAGTTTACCCAAGCAGCAGGTAGAGTCGCACCTAATATGTGGCAGAACCCTGCAGATAAACCAAAGAAACCTGCAAAACAAAAACCTAATCGTAGATGAGTGTAACACTAGTATCCGTGACACCCGATGCTGAAAAGACTATCGGGTATATTGCTCGTGTGAGTAATCCTAATAATCAAGATAACCCTAAAGTTGCAGGGTTACTTAAGTATTGTATCAAGCATCAACACTGGTCAATATTTGAGCAAGCAAGCATGACCTTGCAGATTGAAACCACTCGTGCTATAGCAGCACAGATATTAAGACACAGATCATTTACATTCCAAGAGTTTAGTCAGAGATACGCAGACTCATCTATGTTAGGTGAAGAGATACCTATGATAGATTTGCGTAGACAAGACGATAAGAATAGACAGAACAGTATAGATGATATCGATCCTTTTGTTAAACAAGAACTGGAAGTTGATATCAAAAAACATTTTGATGAGGGAATGAAGTTATATAAAAAGATGTTGGGATTGACCATTGCGAAAGAGTGTGCTAGAATGGTTCTACCTTTAGCAACACCTACCAGAATCTATATGACTGGTTCATTAAGATCTTGGATGCATTATATCAATCTAAGATCAGCACACGGTACACAAAAAGAACACATGATGATTGCAAACGATTGTAGAGCAATCTTTATGGTTCAATTTCCTATCATCTCAGAAGCATTGGAGTGGACACATGCCTAGTTATCCTGTAATCAACAAAGAAACTGGAGAGAAGAAAGAACTCTCTATGACTATGAAAGAGTATGACCAATGGCGAAAGGACAATCCTGATTGGGATAAAGATTGGCAAGCGGGTGTAGGTGGTCATATGTATGGCAAACC